CCATCGGTTAGTGTATAGAGCAAACTAACATTCTTAATAAAGGCTGTTTCGTTTTCTTTTCTATATTTTTGCAAAGCTGTCATATAAACACCGGACTCAGGATCTTTATAAATAGGTTTAGTAATATTATCATAAACCTTTTGTCTGGTTGCTTTATCCAAGGAAATTGAATCAAAGACTTTTTCATTATTTAAAATGTCTTTCTTTAAATCAGCTTCCATTTGCTTTGCTTTCTTTCTTTCTTGCTCTTCCTAAGCTTTGCCATCATCAATAAGTTTTTGATACTTATCTGAAAAGTATTCTTTGTTACTTTCCAATGCTGACTTAGCTTCGTCAATGTCCTCTCCAGAAGCAAAAAACTTTTCTGTAAGTTTAATTGCTCTTTCTTGAGAATATCCTCTATTCAAAAGATCCTGTTGAATAAGTGATCTACGTAGCTATTCACCTTTTTCACTTTCATCATTTAGTAACTTTTCATCAACACTGCCTAAGAACTTTAAAGTCTTTTCGTATTGTTGAATTGCACTAGGTTCTACTCCAGCATCAAGAGCTTCAATTACTCTCTTTTGCTGCTCTTCCAATCTAGCTGCTACTTGTTTTTCAACAGCATCTCTAAAATCTTCAGGTTCCTTGATTGAATCAATAGCTTCATCATCAAGGTCTGGAAAGATACCCTCCTCTTTCAAGGCATTGGCAATGGAAGAGTAGAAGTTTTGTTTGGGAGAAGTACCATCCTCATCAGAGGAGGGTTCTTTCTTTTCCTTGTTATTCTCTTCACTACCTACGCTCTCTGGTGTCTTCTCTTCTGACTAATCGTCAAATAATTCTTCTGAATTTACCTCAGTAGCTTTTTCTTGTTCTTTTGGTTTACTGTCAGAATCTTCAGATTTTTCCTCTGAAGGATTCTTTACATCTTCTGGATCTGTAAACAAACTAGCTGCATCATCACCAGATAAAATGTTGTCAAAACTTAATAATTCTTCCATACTTCTACAAGTTTTAATTAAACTTACTACAAAGATATATGCTTACTGGTATTCATACAAAATAAAAAAGAAAAACAGTAACTAAGTATATATAAAAATACTTAATTACTGTTTTTTAATTGTATAAAGAAATTCTATTACTTTGACATAATAGCATCTTCAATAATGTGCTAAAGCATTTCTTTAGTTGTAATCTCCTCTTTCTTTTCTTTTTCTTCTTCGTTTATTCTAAACATAAGAATTGAAGATGCATTTTGAATAACTAAAAAGAACAAAGAAGAAGGAAGAGATTCAGGAAGAATCAGCAAGGAAGTTCTTGAAGAAGAAGTGGTTAATACTTGTACTACATTAAAATTAAATGATAAGAAATCAACAATAGTATTCTAAGTTATAAACTCTTTAGCATCCTCAAAAACCTATTCTTCAGTAGGCTCTGTTATAATAGTAACAGTCCAATTATATTTCTTTAAAATAGCTGTACTAATCATAGCATTTCTTCCCAATCAATAGGAATACCTTTCTTACACATATCAGCATACCATCTATTAAATACAATTCCATCATAGCCATCTTCATCATCTATGACGTCTTTAACGTATTTAACCAGATGAGCATCATCAACAATAGAAGACCCATAAAAATCAGCTTTACACATATTGGCTACATATACATAGTCATACAAGTCATTATGCTTTAAAGCTATGCTATACTATAGTAGTAAGTTATCAAGTTTCTCTTTGTCTATAGGAATAATTGCAGAACCTCCTTTAAGCATTTTTGAAACTGCAAACTAAAACATTTTCTTATTGAAATGCCAACCATAGTGTCTAAGATATGAAATCATTGCAACAGGTCTATCATCATAAATATCCAGACTAGTTTTATACATAATTATACATATCTACTTTTAAATCTTCTATGAGGATATTCTTCCTCTTCTTCTGTATAAGTTCTATGAGAAGAATCCTCTTCTTCCTCAAAAAGATCTTTAAGGTCTGCCAACTTCTCTTCAATACAATGAAATGCCTTCATTGCTCTGCCGAATCTATCTGAAGATAATTCTATAATCATCATAATTCTTTAGTAGTTACTAAGGTTAATAATTTATCTATCTTATTCTCAACTCCAGTGAATTTCTACTCAAGAGTATTTAATCTTTCGTCCCTCTCTTTGTCCTTTGCAAATTGAGGATTAAGTTCTTTAAGTATAGATTCACAATCGACAATATTCTACTTATAAGTAGATACGTTCTCAACTATCTATCTACTATTGTGTAGAATATTTTCAACTTCTGACTATAGTCCCTGTTTAGTTTCACTAATAGTGATTTTACCATTATTATAAGAAACAATGGAGAAGTTACTAGGTATAGCATTATATTCAAATGTATTTCCATCCATGTTTACTTTAATATCAATAACTGTTTGGTTATATCCATTCATATTCATATTAAAGTTTTGTTTAGGCTGGCTAACACTAATAACTTCTCCTATTTTTAGTTTTGGCCTCTCACTCTTATCTAAAATGTAAACAAGACTTCCCTAACTAAGTGCTGAAAACATATTATAAAGTCTTTAGAGTGTTTGTAAATTTATTAAAGATAATTGGGTAATCCTAAGCTGAGAGGGAGGTAAGTGCAGTACCGGTATTTGAAGTTAATTGAAGACTCTAATCATTTACTTGAATAGTAATTCCTGTAGCTGTAGTTACTGCATCATTTATATGTAAAATCATAATTCCTACAGGTCCAAGAAATCTAAATACATGATTAGGAAGTACATAAATCGCATTAGTAGTTGCACTACCAGCATCAGTCTATGTGGCAGTTACAAAAGGAATACCACCACGATTACCAATGATTTGATTACTTGTATTCATATTATCCCCAGAATTGACCAAATCCATTATATCCTTGTCCAAACTGATTATATAAATAAGCAGCAGGAACACCAACAAGATTTGGATAAGTTACTACAGTAGTTGAAGGCTAAGCAGCTTTAATTGCATTCAATTCTCCTTGTATTGGAGCAAGCATTTGAGCTACCTAAGCAGTCTAATGTTCATTATTTAACTAAGTCATTAATGTACTCTTAGCTTCAGTAAGTGAATTAATCTTGTCTTGAAGTGCACTAGTCTACATTTGATCTAACTTAGCTATAATAGCATTAGTCTAAGTAGTGGTAGCATCTTTAAGATTTTGAGTAGAGGAGCAAATGTTTTGATTAATCTAACAAGTTTGAGCTTGAGTTTCATAGGCACTATTACAGAATCCTCTTTCAACACTATTATTAACTGAACTAAGCTAATGACTAAGACCATTAACTTGATTAATAGTATTAATTTGATTTTGATAGTTTCCGTTAGTAATTGCTTCTCTAACATTGCAGCAACACTAAGCCATTTGAGAAGCAATAGCTTGATTACCACTTTGAATAGAATTAATTACTTGCTGTCCACTTAGTCCTACTTGATTTCCTACATTTTGAATAGCTGACTGCACATTACTAATAGCACTCTATACTACCTGAATATCTGTATTTAGAGTATTAGCCAAAGAAGAAATAGCATTACCATTACCACCAACTGCTTGTAGTAATAGATCCCTCTCTGCCTGAGAAGCTAGATAAGATTCTCCTGTACCATTTCCTCTGTTTCCAAATAATCCTCCTCCGTTTCCTCCCCATCCATATAGGAAGAATAAGAAGATAATCCACATCCAATTACCACCACCCATTCCTCCATTGTTCATCATAGAGAGAAGAAGATTTGGGTCAAAATTAGTACCACTTGTTCCTAAACCATCAGGAACACAAAAAACTTTGTCTGACATAATTATAAGTATTAAGAATTAATAATTGTAAGCTTACCAGACAAAGGTAAGAAGAGAAGAAGAGAAACCCAGAAATGTAAAAAGGCCCTGAGTACTTATTGATACTCAGAGCCTTAGCTATTAATAAACTTTACAACTTTGACTAATGAAGCTTTTTGAGCTTCATTACTTCTTTAACTTTAAATTCAAGAACTCCTCCTAAATGCTTTTTAGGATGTAAGTATCCCTACTTTACATAGTTATGAACAGTCTGTCTTGTAATACCAATATGCTAAGATACTTCTTCAATAGTCCATACCTTATCTTGTTTTAGCTACAAGTCAGATAGTATATTACTAATTTTATTAGTAATCTCCTCCTCTTCTGATTTTGTCAAATCATCGCATTCTCCTGCTTCATAACTTTCTGTCAATAACTTTAAAAGCTTTCCTATTAGAATGTTCTTCATAAAGTTAATTATTTAAATTCCTTCCTAAAAGTTTCTATCTTAAATGAAGGACAATCTTTAGCTGCATATTCATTATGGCAATGCACGTTTTGTATAGTAAGATGATATTTAGATAATAAAGATTTAACTAAGGTAATTAAAGCTGATTTCTATTCATCAGTTCTAGTATCTTTAGCTTTGCCGTTAGTATCTAATCCACCTATATAACATATTCCAATACTATTAGAATTATGTCCTGTACAATGTGCACCAATTACACTTTCCTTTCTTCCTATATTCACAGATCCATCTCTATATACTACATAATGATACCCAATATCACTAAATCCTCTTTTTAAATGCCATTGCTTAATGTCAGCTACTGTATAATCTTTCCCTTCCTAAGTAGCACTACAGTGAAGTATTATTTCTTTAATTAATCTTGCAGTACCATTAAGAAGTTTCCAAGTAGCCTCTCCAACAATACCATCTGAACTCAGACCATTGTCCTTTTGAAACTATTTAACTGCTTCTTCTGTTACAGGGCCAAAGATCCCGTCAGCATAAAGATTTAGTTTATTCTAAAGTTCTTTAACTGAAGTTCCTTTACTACCCAGCTTTAATACTTCCATATCATTCTTTATATCTGTTGTTCTGTATCTGATCACTAAGTACACGTTTCTTGCAAGTCATGTCCATACATATATTCATAGTTAGTTGTAGCATCTATGATTTTAAGTCTGCCATTTCTCTTTGTAACTAAGCATTAGACTAGATCATTTCATTTAATCTATTCTTATTGTCATCACTAAGAGCTTTGTAGAACTCCAGACACTACTTCATGTTATTAATCTCATTACTATCTACCTCTGAATAATATTTCTTTTTTGCCTAGGCCCATGTAACATAGCTTGTTATAATAGGAGAAATTATATTAGTAATTACTAAGATGATTACTTCCATAATTTATATAATTTCTTTACTATTAGCCAAATTATGCTTAATATAGCTACTATTCCCACAGCCATTAATATCTTCTGGTAATTATACAATACATTAACTTCTTTAGTCTCAACGACAGGGTAGGGAACTGAAATACTGTCAGTTATCCCTACCGTATCATGTTTAGCTATGTATTTGTATTTATACTTAAATATATAGACTGTGTCTCCCTAATTAGTTATAGTTGTAGAGTCATGAATATAAACACTATCTGTACTATACTATGTTTTGTATTCTGTTCTTACAGTTTCTACAGGAATATATTTTGTAGTTGTGCAAGAAAAGAAAAAGAAAAAGAAAAGGAGAAGAATACAAATAAATTTTTTCATACTCTACAATTATAATGTTATTATGTTAATAATAAATTAACTTTCATCTTGAGGAGTTTCAAGAGCTTCTATTCTCTTAGTTAATCCCTCCAGCTTACTAGCTAAATCAGTAAGATCCTTACTTAAATTAGCAATAGTATTCTGTGCTGAAACTTCCTCTTCACTACGAACACTTTCATATCCGTCAGGTCCAAGATATTTGAGAACAATATTTCCATTCTCTCTTTTTAGCCAAATGTTACTAGAATTGTTTACATTGGCTTCATCCGAAATTCTAAATAGTCTTGCCATATTATTGTTTATTTAATTGTTTAAGTTTAATATTATTATTCATTTGAGCCTTATCTTTATCAAGCTGTAGTTTCTATTCTTCAAGTAAAGCTTTTCTATTTTCGAGTTTTAGTTTTTCATCAAACTGTCTTATGCTCTCCATAAGCTTTTGCTTTTCTATATCATCAGCAGGTTCTTCAATATCTTCATCTTTCTTCTGCTCCATTTCAGCTTCAGTAAGTTTATTCTTAATTTGAAGAATAGCCATTTCAGCTTGAGAATTAATTTCAGCAGTAAGAACTCTAGTATCATTATCACGCTGATTAATTCTATCTTTAAAGTCTTGTTCGTCTTTAGTAAGTTGAAGTTGCTGTTCTTGAGCCTACTGCTGTAATTGCATCTATTGCTGCTACTGCTGCTGTTGCTCTTCTTTAACCCTATTCTCCTCATTCTGTACCATTCTCTGTTTCTCGGCAAGAGAGGCAGTCATAAAGAGTTTCATTATAGTAGAGAAGCTAAGAGTTTGATTCTGTAGTGCAGCCTAAGCTAAAGATTCAAGTTTTTGATTCAAATCTTGAATATTATTACTATTGTCTACAACTAAACCATAATCACATTCACAGAAAATATCACCATCTATATTAAGTGTTTGTACAGCACCGTCAGGGAGAATATATCTGAATTTTTTACTACGTCCTCTAATAGCAACTTTAGCAGTTTCAAGAAATGCTTCAAGTACCCTTTTCTTTAAATCTTCATGTGTGACAAAAAGCCATTCAGTAATATGAGAAGATTGTAAAGTTGCTCTTTCAACACCACCTACAGTTTCTCTATTACTGATCTATCCTTCACGTTGTTTAGATATTCCGGCAACATCAGACATTTCTTGTTTAATATATTCAAGAAGATTAATGTACTACTAAATATTATTACCAAAGTCAGCATCAATAACTCCTTGAGTATTGCTATTCATTGCTCCACTAAGCTTTCCTAAAGAAGCTCCAACAACTCCTTCTCTAAAACTATCTTCAATAAATAGTCCCATAGTTTTAGCATAGTAAAGCCACTTATCAATATTCCATCCTGCCGGTACTTTTGATAAATCCATTCTAGTCATCTTTCCCCAGTTTCTAGCCATCATTTTATTTAGACGGTCATGAATAATATCATAAAGATAACTATAAGGTTTCATCATATCTACCATAGAAAATGGTTTATCATCATTGATATTATAGATAGATCCGATAATACCAAAGTGGCAACGAGAAGGGTTAGAGAGGGTATTATACTAAACTACTCTAGGTCTAATATTTACATAAACTTCTTGGCCTATCTTAGTTCCTTCCCAAGCTTCATTAATCCAAAAAGAAGCTTCTTCTTCTCCATTGATTTCATTAGGAGTATAAGACTCTGGCATAAATGTAAAGTCCTCATCTCCCTATTCAGTATAGAACTTAATCTTTTTAATTTTTCTTCTGGACTTCCAATAAACTCTGATCACTCTAATATTCCCATTTCTATCAACAGGTAGAAGATCATTAATAGCTGCATCAGTATGCTCACCTAAGGGATCAAAAAACATAGTACTATCGGCAAGTTCGTCAGAAACCATATTAGCATTAACAAAACCATAACGCTCATCAATATTATCCATAGAATCTACAGGACCATGACCAAAGTCTTGCTAAATATTTTCTATATATTCTATGTCTTTCTTAGTTAGTACATCATAATATGTATCATAAATACGACCGGGAGACCAGTAGTCCTGAATAATGATCATGTCTGCATTTTCAATCTTATTGTCAGACCCAGATCTAAATATTCTAATATTAAGAGGATTAATTCTTTCTATCACCGGTTCCCCTCCAACAATATCACACTAATAAATCTCCTCACCAATAATCATTGCATCGTTAAATCCTGCATTAAATAATGTCGAGAAGTTATATTCTTTATTATAATGATTCAAGATACAATTGCCATACAATTCTCTTAAATCTTGATAGTCATACGTGTAATACTAATTTAATCTTTCAAGCTTTTGATTAAACTCTTCTTCAGACTAGGACTAATCCTAAATCATTTGTTGAATATCTTGAAATATTTTCTATTTCTTTTCCTCTTCAATTTCTGAAACTGCTGTTGGATTAGTTACTATAACTCTAAAATCAAAAGTACGCTTAGCTTCTTCTCCTTTAAGTACATTCAGCTTTGAATTTATAATTGGATAATGCTGAATTTTGTCAGGAATAAATTTAGCTTTCAATCCCTCTGGATTACACAAAAGCTCTAAATCTTCCATGTGTAGTTTTCCATTCATTAAATCATAGTTAATTCTCTAATGAAGAACACTATGTCTAATCTTGCTATAATTAACATGAAGTTTATTGTCTGCAAAATCTACACAGGACTTTCTCCAAGCTTTTGTTTTTCTGGAAGCAGGAAGCTACTATGCTGGAAATTGTATATTGTCCATGTTTATTTTATTTTTATTCAGCAAAAGTAAAATAAAAGAGTAATATATACAAGCAGCATAGTATGTTACTAATATACATTACTCTTTTTTGCTAAATTTACTCTTTATCTACAATCAAAATTGTCAGTAAAAAATGAATCGTTTCCTAAGTAATTAATGTCCTTTTCTTCTCTTCTTGTCTTTGACATATCTCCTTGATAAAGAATAATCTTTTCTTGTCTATAAAGCATTACCATACCAAGTGCTCTAATTCTATCAAAGTTTGCTTCAGGATTATATGCAGCGAGTTCCATAAGTAGAGCTACACATCTAATAAACATTAGATTAAACATAGTAACTTCTTGTCCTCCTTCTGCTGCCGGAACTACTACAGGTTTTAATAACCAATCTTTAATTAAATTATCTGCAAAAGCATTAATAGCTGCTGTAGCATGAATACCTTTAGATTGATTCCCTCTTCCTATTTCTCTAATAATCTGTTGATCTTTTAAATACTGAGGAGTATTAGCAAGATATTGTACACAATTCATCTTACTAAAGTATGCGAATATACCTTTAAGATTATTTTCATACATACATTTAGCATTGAAGAATATACAAAGTTTTCTTACAATCTCATAGTTATCATCTGCATATTCTTGTCTTCCTGTGTACTCTGCAACTATTCTATCAGTGAATAAATCAAAGACAAAGGTGGAGGAGAGAGACATTGATTCAGCATGATCTGAGTCCACAGGGTCATGACCAATAATATATCTATCTGGAAAAACCTTTCCTTGTGAATCCTTTTCAGGCATTTCATATATCTCTAAAGCACCATGTACTTTATTATCGGCAGTAGGCCATACTCTGATTGGAATATCAGCTGTAGGTTTAAAAGTAACCTGACCATTAGCTTCTTGAACAAGAACTCCTATATAAACATCATCTAATAAATTAGTATTAGTTTCAAGTTCTTGTAATCGCTCATTAAGCTGCTGAGTAGGAAATATAGAACCTTGTACTTTAAGTACAGCTTCTTGAGGAACAATAGGATGTTCTGCTATAGTTCTAATAATTAAATTAGCATTACTTGAATTGTATTTAACATTATATCTATTGATAAGAATTTCAAGAATAGCTTTGGTAACATCACTTATTCCATCCTTATCTTGACAACCATTTCTATTTAAGTAAGCTGGAAAGAATAATACAAATTCTTGCTTTCCCTGTCCTTTCTTATCATAGACATTAGGAATAGGATACATATTAAATGCTCTTGGAGAATACATAATCTGTTGAGCAGCAGAAAAGTCACTTAGCTTATCACCAGAAGTACCCTGCAAGTAAATCATTCCAAAGACAATATCACCATCTTCCATAGAAGGGCGAAGAGTACCATAGAGTTCGATGAGGTTAGGAAAAGAACCACCTTCTTCAAGTCCAATAAAAGCTCCTCGTTTTCCTCGAAGTTTACCTGCATTATCTTTAACAGGAATACCTACTACTTCATTTAAACTTCCTTTCTTTGCTTCAGATCCATTCTCTTTATACCCCATTTGCCAGTGCATTGCAGTGATGGAGGAGATGAGACGTTTTCGAGGAAACTCCGTATAATCATGACAGAAATCTATATAGCTTTCAAATTTGTTTAGAATCCCATCAGAATTTAAATATTCCTTTATATAAGAAGCAATAAAAGTTTCCACTTTGCCAACTATCTTCTTTTCATTCTCATCATAATCTCCAAGAATAAATCTTTTGGCAGCAATTGCAGCCATAGTAAAGGAGTTGTGAGTTACTATAAAATCATTAATCAAATAACAATCTGAAGGATGATCTACCATAACACATTTAGCCTTCTCTTCTCCTACATATTGAATATTTGTAATGGCTACATAATCTAAACTTACAGAGGAAACAAGTTTACTCATGCAACCATATTTAGTTTGAATATACTCAATTCTAACAAAGAAATAAAGTCTAAATGTATCCGATTTAATATGATTAGCTCTATTGTAATCTACACAGTAAAACCCTAAACTTCTTCCTAAGAATAATAAAGCATCTTTAAGCACTCTACTCTTAGTTCTAATCATTATAGGATTACTATGAGTACCAAGAAGAGAAAGTAGAGAAGAAAAGAAAATACTTCTGATTTTAATACTGTTGTATAAGTAATCTTCATTAATAATTACTTCTTCTCCTTTGTTAATCTTGTTTACAATAAGTTTAGCATACTCAATAGGATTTACAGTAACTTTAATATAAGGATACTCTATAGCTTTATTTAAAGGTACTTCATACATATAAGGATTTTGTCCTTTCTGTATATTTAAATAATCATCAACTTCATTAGTATCAATACTATTAAGTCCTTTATTTTGTACATATAGAAATTTCCCTTTCATTTGATTGACATTAATAGTTTCTACTTTATTAGTAGAAGTATTAAATACATTAAATAGATGTCCACCTGTACATCTACATGATCTGCCATCAGCTAAAGTAACTCTATAAATACTTTCTTCTTTATCAAATGGAATACAGATTACTTTAGTTATTTTTCCATCAGGGGCATAAAGAGAATCTTCAGGTTTAATATCACCCCATTGTTTCCATCCGTTAGGTGTGAATACTCTTTCTGAATAAGGATGTGCTTTTCCTTTACCACGAGAAGCTAATTCAAATCCATGTTTAGCATGGTCTCGTGCTTGCTGAATATACATATACTTAATCCACTGTCCTTCCTGAAAATCCGGGAAGTCCGATACTCGAATACCTTTATTTCCTTTAATTACTTTTACCTTCATAATAGGACAGTAGTTGAGGAAGAAGTACATATCTCCAGTAACCCAAGCTCCATCAGATTCTCTTACATAACCTTCAAAGCATCTTCTAATCTCTTCACGTACCCATTTTCCATATTCAGAATTTGGATTAGCATTAGGTCTTAGTTTAGTAATACAACCATACTTTTGAAAATGTATAGCTGTAGGTCTAAAATAATCAGTATCTGTAATAATAGGAGGGTTGGTTAAATCTACGATAATCTTACCAGATTCATCTCTAGGACAGTCTTTAGCATAAGGTCTATTAGGACTAATGAGATTCTTTATATAAGTAACATTAGTCAAGAAATCATAGAATTGCTCTTTGATTTCATCAGGATAACTTTCTAAGTGAAGCTCTTTTAAAGAACTTTGATACTTATTAAATACTTCGTCCATACTTCAATATTAGATTCTTATACGTTTCTTTTAATAATTTGTATTCTACTTCTTTACCTTCTTCAGGAGTAGTAATTTTTTCAGTAATTACTACATTAGAAACAAGAGCAGGATCGGCAGAATTACTTTTAAAATATACTTCTAATGATGTCTTTTTAATAGCAGCAATCTTTGTAGGAATGGTACACTTTTTTGTTAAGAATATACCATTCTTTAATACTACTTCTGCTAATACTTCTAGAAATAAATCAAGCTCTTTCATATCAGTATAGTGCAATATTATCCTCAAGTAAACTCTTGCTTTCGTTTCCTCCTCTTGCCCTTCCTACTTCTTCAAGATCACTATTAACTGCTTTTTCAGCTTCATTAACATCCTTGATAATTTTAGGAAGCATAGCAGTAATTGAAGCTACTGTCTTTACTGCATTAACCTTGTCCTTTTCTTCCATTTCAGTAAAGTCAATTCCTTTGAGTGTTTGTCTCATTTTATCAATGACTATTTTAGTATCCTGAAGAAGAAGAGAAGAAGTGGTAATACAATGCTTTTGATAGCACTCGATAGCTTCTTGAAGATCTCCATCAATTTTAAAATTTGATGGTAATCCCTCTTGTTCTATAATTGCCTTTAATCTATCCTCATCATCAAGAATATAATTATAGGTACTGCGAGGGTCAGTAAGGAAATAGAGTACTGCCATCATTTGAAGAAATTTCTCTTTCCCTTTACTTCTATCTGAATTATATAACTTACGAATAGGTCTAATCATAAAAGCCTCTTCAGTAGGTCTTACTTCATAGTTTTCAAATTCAAGTATGTGCATATTATAATTATTGAAGTGTGTATAAACAAAATAAGGACCATCAGTTTCCTGACAGTCCTTACTTTCAAAGAATAATCTTTGATTTAGGTTGAATTATTGAAGACGTTTGAGGATCAGGAAGTTCCTCAAACTCTTCTAAAATGAATGCAATATCAGTATCTGAAATAACCAGATAATCAACTCCATCCATAGTTATTGACGGAATCTCTATACTTTCTATAGGATTCTCAACAAAGTCTTCTCTGAGAGACCCCTCTTTATATTTTCGTCTGATATATCTTGATGGATCAATAAGTATTGTATCTCCTACTTTTGCCACTCTTACTGAATCTCCTACAGCTACTACTTTCTGATACTCTTTAAAAGTTCCTTCAAGTTTATTACTGTCAAGAAGAGTAGAAGAGCCGGAAAGAGTACTGTTAGCTTCATAACGATCAGCAGTAACAATAAGCTTATTGAACATTGGCTTAGCCTTCTTTATTTGCAGCATTGTTTCTTAGTTGTTTAATATAATCAAATCTTTTCTTCATGCCTAAATACCGTCTATAAGTACAATTTAATTTACCTAAAGAAGGTATATTAAAATTAGTCTTTAGTTTAGCAAAGTCATCTTCAGACAAATCATCCTTTAAAGGAAGTTCTTGAATAGTATCTTTGATAAATTTCCAAAAAGACATATAAGTAGCTTTGACTAAATCTTTTGATAATCCTAATTCTTCAGCTACTTTATCAGTTGCTTCTACGTATTTCATTACTTATTAATTTCAAATAATAGTAATAGTTGAAAATTACCATCTTCTTCCTTAATATCAGGAATTAGTTTAGGGTTAATTCGTTTATCAACAAAGAACTTTTTTGCCTTTAGACTACTTTTAATAGCTTGAAAATATTGATAAGGTACGTTACAGCTTTGTCTAATTTCTTTTTGAGCATCTTCATTCATCAATGTTCTTTCAAGAAGCTCTTTGTCAAGAATCATTTTACTAAGCTCGTATCTTCTCTTTAGAAATGCTACAGCAACATCTTGCTCTCTTGTAGTAAGGTGATGAAAAGGAGTAAGAAATTGTAACCAATATCTAAATATAGAATCCATTGTACATGGAATCCTAATAACATTGCTAGGTTTCATTCCTGACATAGTAATTATTTTTAAGTTAATTATTCAGCTGTATTTTCTGTCTCTTCTTCCTTCTCTTCTTCTTTTTCTTCTTTTTGAGGAGGGTAGAGAATAATACCTACTTCTGCAATAGCTCTATTGACAATTTCTGAACTAAAGTATTCTTTGTTCTCAATTACTTTAAATAGCCAGGGAAGTTTATTAGTAATGCTTGAAACAATGTTCAAACGCTGAGCCAATTCATTACGCTGAGCCAAAAGTTGATCACAATAATTCTTCAACTGATCTACAGTCAATTCTTTCTTCTCTTCCATAATTATAATATTTTAGGTCTGTTAGTTTGTTCTTCTAAATATTTATGCCCATATCTTTCTTGATACATAGTTTCCCATTCTTCAATAGAACATTCTCCTATTTCTGTAGAACCACAGTCATCACAGTAATCAGAGTCTTCTACGGAATCTATGTTTCTTATCTTGAGCGAGAGGCAGCTCTTACAATAAAATACAGGTATTTGATTATATTCAGTCTTGTCCATAGTAATATACTAAAAATAATCTGTCTCTACGTTCATAAATTCCAATTACATCCTCTCTTGGAATATCATGCTCTGCTGCAAAGTCTACCAAACTTTTGATAGTATCTCCAACTATACAGTGCATAACTTTATGACCTCTAACATAGTTATTAACTTCTCCCATAGTAGTAATTTTTACTTCTTGTTTAGCTTACCTCCACAAGCCATTTTCATAGCATTAGCTCTCTTAGTAAGTTCCGTAGCTCTCTGTGTTGCTGCTTTAATAGCTCTATTCTTACGAGCATTATCGCCCATTATTTCTTGATAACGAGCCATTGTCTCAGCATCACTTTCAGCTTGCCATCTTTGTTCTTGAGTAGACATCTTAGCCATAGTTATAAGTATTTAAGTTTATGTACTCAGTGAGGGAGTCGAACCCACAGTTTCCAGATCCTAAATCTGGTGCGTCTGCCATTCCGCCAACTGAGCAAAAGTAGGGTAAACAGGACTTGAACCTGCGACATCTTGGTCCCAAACCAAGCATTCTACCAACTGAATTACTACCCTAGGTATGGTTTTGGCAAGACCATAAACTTGGGTTACTTACAAGTAACCGTGGATAGCTTAGTTCATTATACTGTCTAGAGTAATACTATCAGAAGCTAAATCAATAGAATCAATAGGACTTACTACAGTATCCTGAATAACCTCAGTAGAATTAAGTTTACTATCATTCGTATTTTTTTGTAGTAGACCGGCACTCTTAGTGATGCCTAAAATTAGTACAATAACTACGAATACTACACATAAATAAGCTACAATAGATTTTAGTTTTTGTTTCATAATTAACTATTTAAATAATCTTCATACCAATTACTATTAAAACATACAATAAAATCATAGATGTGTAAGAAAGTTATTGGTATGTAACCAATCTTAGTATCAGGTTTAATTTCATAGTCTTCCATAATAATTAGTTTTTTGATCCAAGTCTGGGATTCGAACCCAGGAAAGCTTGCTTACAAGGCAAGTGCAGTAGGCCACTGTGCCAACTTGGAATACCAGTGTTAATACACAATACTTCTTTTATTTAGATCATCTTCAAAGTCTAGTACTTCTTGAGAGTTTTGAAGATTACTGTCTTCTATTTCTTTAAGAATGAGATCAATTTCCTGAAGTACTTTCTGCATTCTCTGTTGTAGAAGTTGCTTCATCTTTAACAACTTTTTTATGTGATCTACTCTTAGACTTCTTAGTTTTGACAGGCTCTTTCTGAATATTCTCTTCAGTATTCTCTGTCTCTACTTTTTCTGCTGGTTCTTCCTTCTTCTCTTCCTTACTTTCTGATTCTGTTGATTCAGTATTTGACATCATTTCTTCAACAGTGTCTTTCAGTTCTTTATTCTGAATCTGCTTAATCTTCCACATTGCCTTCATAGTTTCAACTATTGGTGATTCTGTGACAATATCATACACTGCTGCAATGTAAGCAGAATGAAAGGAAAGTAGCATAATAATAGGCAAGAATACCAGTAGCCAACTACAATTAATCAAAGCAAATAACTTTAATACTCCAAGCACTACTGATAGTCCAACCATTACTAATGTAGACCTTGTTACCAATTTACCAAATTTAAACTCTTCCATAATAATTAGATTTTTAGTTTTGTTTTGTCGCCTCACTCAGAGTTGAACCGAGATATTCAGATTTAGAGTCTGACGTAATAACCGTTATACTATGAGGCAGTATAAATTTAGTGGAGCTACTGAGAATCGAACTCAGGACCTTTTGCTTGCAAAGCAAATGTTCTAGCCAACTGAACTATAACCCCAAGCGGAGATGATTGGATTCGAACCAATGAATCAATTACTTGATTGGATTCTTAGCAGGAATCTGGTTTAAGCCGCTCACCCACATCTCCTTGTAGAAACCTATTAAAATTACATATTATAAGTTTCTTATTTGCGGAGAGAAAAGGATTCGAACCTTTGGATCAAATTAATGATCGGCAGTTTTCAAGACTGCTGTAATCGACCACTCTACCATCTCTCCAGTTTATTTAACAATCATCCAAATCATTAAATTGTTTTGTCTCTAATCCTCTAATAAAATCTTCATTACTTTCAGGGTATTCAGTAACATCACTTCGATCTACTTTACCATCCTTATAACAATCATCTACAGTAATACTTTTAATTACAGGATAAAGTCTATCATCAGTAATATTAGGAAACTCCCATTCAACTTTAGAGATTCTATTAAAAGAAGCATATACTCCACAATTACGCCATCTCTTTCCTACATAGAGAGGAGAACGGGCAATAAACCTTTCCATTTCTCCTTTGTAATCTTGTTTGAAACTTGAAAGTTCTTTGTCTTTAATATCTTCAGGAGCATTATTAAGTATCTCTAACAAACGATTATAATGCTCTTTTGAATGTTTCATATAATGAGCACATTCTTCATGAAATCTTTCAATGTCTCTTCTAATGTTTTCGCTGTGAAATTTTATCATAGTAGTAGATTTTTTGTTGCGAGGAAAGGACTCGAACCTTTAACCTCTAGGTTATGAGCCTAGTTAGCTACCTTTGCTAGCACCTCGCTATGTTAGAGCGGTAAGCGGGACTCGAACCCGTAACATTCAGCTTGGAAGGCTGACACTCTACCAATTGAGCTATTACCGCATTTGATGAGGATATAGGAATCGAACCTATTCTTAAAGATCCAAAATCTTTCGTACTAACCTTTATACGAATCCTCAATGTGGAGCAGTTTATTCAGTCATGCTCCAAGACTGTACACTTAGTTACCATCTTCACAGACACGTTAAAAAAGTGCAAGTTGCCGTCGTCACATTCCCATACACCGTTGTGTTTTTCGCAGTATGTTATTTCTTGTTCCACTTAGAAGCGTTCTAAGCAAAGATTGCTCTTTTCTTGGTAAGAGGATTAGAACTATGTGTAAGTACTTCTGTACTTTTACCAGTACGCTTCTTAGTTTCATTAAACTTTCCTTTATTCTTAGGGTTGATTTTAATACTCATAAGTCTACTTGTTTTAAATTCAACAATACAAAGTTATAATAAAATCTTTTAATCATGCAAGAAAATCAATAAATAACTTCAATTTTACTATTAAACTTTTTAGTTTTGTAAACTCTACTTATCAAAAAGGTAATGATTGATCATCTTCTTCCTAAGAAGAACGGAAAGAAGATGGAGTAATCTTAACCTCTGGAAGAACAAATGATTCTAAGTATGTTCTAATATTATTTAAATTAGCTGTATTTGAATCATTAAACTTATAAGGATTTGCATATCCATGAGGAACATTTCTTAAATAGTTTGGTGCAAACTAGTTTCTAAGTACAGCATCTACACTAGCCTTTAATACTCCTTGTTCTTCAGGATCAAGGTGTCTATTATTTATATATTTATTCACTACACTTATTCCACGCTTCCCAAACTCATCTTCAGCACTTTGTCTTAGGAATCTTGGTTCTTCTTTAAGTCCTTCTTTAAACTTATCGAAGAGTTCTTCATATACAGGATTATCGTGCATTATATGTAAAGCATCTAATGCTTTAACATCTTCAGTCATTCTATCTGCATTAGGATTATAGTAAATAGTATTTTGACCGGGGAAAGGATTCTAAATACTATCAAGCTATCCTTCTTCATTTTCAAATAAAGTTCTGTTCCATTCCTATCTATTAGGATCATCATCTCCATACTACTCAGCTACTTGTCTAGGAGTAATAGTTTCAATACCTGCACCCTAATTAAAGGTAGTATCAGGATATTCATTGTACTATACTGACTTTAGTCCTGGCCAATTAAGTTGATTACCTGATTTATCCATTTGTTGAGAGGGAGTAGAAACGCCATCATATTGATTCGTTTTTATAGGTTCTGATCCATCAAAACCATTATAAAGATCTTGCAAAATAAGTGAATCAATTACAGGTGAAGTTTTTTCAAAGTTTGGATCAATCTTCAACTAATAATCTTCATCAGTATATTCATTTCCTACAGGAGTTACATACAGTTCAGGCATAGGAGTCAATGGGCTATATGTACCAGAATCCTAATCATACTACATTACATGATTATTATTAGCAATATCATAAATAGTATCAACTCCAGTTTTATTTACATTAGGATCATCTGACCACTTTATAGGAATATACTGCCTTAACATGAATGGATGTCCAACAGATTCAAGAGCAAGTCCTTCCAGTCCTACTAATGCTTCTGAAAGTTTATTTTGCTGTTCTGTTTTCTCATCATCATGTCCATATTTTGAATGTCCTATTCCAAAGTCCCATAAATCTGAAAGCTAAAATTCCGGATTTCCATGATTGTCATAGCCTACTCCTTCTCTATAACTTCCTACATCATCTAACAGATGTACTTTACTATTTGGAGAATCTCCATATCTATAAGAATCTGCAAAATTATCTGCATAATTTCCAAGATCATTCTTAGCTAGATAATCAAATAAAGGCTAGACAGAGCGAGGAAGTTCAACCTAAGTATATGGCGAAATGTACCCATAGTAGTTTTTAACTGAATATGTCTAAGGATCTAGTTTCATGCCAATTCTATGAAATACATCCTTATTTAAAAAAGGAGAATAATCATGTCCTCTATAATCCCAAGGTTTAATACGCTCGAAACCATTCTTATAATTTCCATAAAGATATAACTAATTTAGATTTCTATTGGGCATCTATTTATTTAGGTCATTGACTCCAGTATAATTAACTTTTACCGGAGATGATGTAAGCTAATCATGCATAGCATTTAGAATATCTTCAGTATTTCTAGAACCATGAGCAGACTAAGACATTATTCTATAAGCAAGATCTTTAAATACATTATTACCAGGTTTAGATTCACTATCATAAATAGTAAATTCTCCAGCATTATCATCTCTATCATCTTTCTTATTATAATCATATTCATCGCCTCCATCATCTCCATCATCTCCATCATATTCATAATCTCCATTATCCATCTACTAAGTAGGAGTAGAAATACCATCAAATTTATTGACATTATACTACTAAAGAGCAGGAGCTAAACCTATATTAGGATTATCATACAAGCTAGTCTAAGGATTAGTCTATACAGTAGAATAGTCTTCAGAGAATTGCTAAGGAGTATAGAACTATTTAGAAGGAGGAACTGAAGAAGAGGAATTAGTACTGTTTGCCTATTGTTCTGCTTTCTGTTGTTTCGCTTTTAAAGCATTATTAATATTATCATCAAAGTTATCCCAAGCTGCTGGAGCAAATGATAATCCAATAGCTCTTTTAGAGTTTTTATTTATGTAGTCTATAGCCTAACGAGCAGTTCTATACGCTCTATCTGCTACAGCTTTTTTAAGTACTGCATTTGCATTTATTAAGTTTTTATATGGTTTTCCTCCTAAAGCACCTAGTCCTAATTCTATACCCTAATGAGTAACTTGATCCCAATCTTTATTATATATAGCCCTAGCAGTCTAATAACCATCTATGCCTAGATTCACACCTTTATTTACAGCAGCAGCTGTTGTTAATGCGGCTGCTAATGGAATGTTTCCATACGCTAGAGATATTAATGCTCCTCCTTGTAATGCAGGTTCTGTAATGTTTGTAACCCTTTCAACATTATTTACAACCTCATCAGTTTTATCCCAAAAGTTTTTAGACTATGGGGCAATATGAGGAGTAGAAGTAGTTGAAGAGGTAGCTGAAGGAGAAGAATCATTATTATCCATTCCTCCTCCATCACTATATTTATTGTAATCATCTACTATTTCAGGTAGTGTTCTTAATCCTCTTTGAACACCATTTCTAATAATAGATGCACGTTCCTATGAAGATAAATCTTGATAAGCCATACTTAATAATTTTATTAATACTGCAAAGATAACAGTGCTTTATTTAGTATGCAAATGTATTAGTAAATCTACATAAACTCATTAAAGAAAACCAAGAAGAGAAGAAGAAAAAGAAGCAATTACTTATATAAACTAAGAGTATTCTCTTTCTTTTCCTGTTTGTCCCCTTGGCTGTATTTCAAAAAAATTTGAAAAATTTTTTATAAAAATTTTATATATGCTTTTGAGTTTTAAATAAAAAATTTTTACATAAACTTTTGAAAAAATTTTTATATAAACTTTTGAGGAGGATAGTATTTAAATTTATGCTTAACCTTATATCTAAAATTTTAAAAATTTCTAAATAAACTTTTTAGGGGGATAGTGGAGAATTACTCCAGGCTAGGCCTGATCGCGTGGGAGAGTACCCCGTGGGTATCGGATTTGCGAACACGCTTGCCCACTCTACAGGCTGCAAGCGTTCCACAAATTTACTCAACGCTATCACTGACACTTCGAGTTCATCAGCTGTTTGCAGAAGTTCGTCAGTCCAACAAAGCAGCTTAACTTCAATGCTAAAACTATGCAAAGCAAAGAAGACAATTTTGTAGGAAACAGCGAAAAGCTCTGTGATGCTATTACGAGCTTTCCCTACGCCGACTTCATGACCTTAGGTCATGAAGTAGGATCGCAATTGTGTATAACTGAAAGTATCGAAGATTGGCCTGAAGAGGAGCAGTTACGGTATCTTCGCAACAACGGTTCTTTTCCACTATGAAGATTAGTACACTTTGTGCAGTCATTGCGATAGCATTGGCTGCATGGAGCATCATCAGCTTCGTGATGCTGGTGATTGCTCAAACAGTCTTTTGGTGCAATAGCACCTTTCTGTCTATAGCCCTTACAGCTATAGTGGCAACTGCCGAACGCTGTCTTGACAGCTTAGGCAAATAATCCTTTCAATAGGGAGGACCAGTGCCTCCCTATTTACTCTTCACTATTCCTGACTGCATGAGTTCACATGGGTTTATAGTGCAGCCATTAATACAAAACCCTTAATACTTTTATTGCTATGAGACAATACGAGTTATTGTGGATGTTGGCTTACAGCCATGCCACAGAAGAGATGAGCTTCGAGAAATGTGTTGAAGCTTATCGAACGTTGGGCGAAGGCAATCGCATTGATGCGAATGCCGCTATCGTTGAGCTTATTGATAATAAGCTCAATACCTTTATGAGCCAAGAAGATCCATTTAGTCTTGATTCCAAGATTGAATGTATATTGAAAGGCTTCATAGAAATCTGTAAGTATTATATGGACTACGAGGTAGCATCCTCTATGGACGATGCTACATCAGACGAGTTCATATATGCTTGTCATGAGTGGGACTTAATCTAGTCTCACTCGACTCGACTAGGCGAGTATAAACAGCCTTCAGGCCTAGTGCGTGAGTATTGCTGGATAATTACCAGCCTACTCGGTAGGATTTCTTATGTTATCCTAGACTTTTCGAGTTCATCGTTTGCTTGCAGAATAGTCTATAATAAAGCAGACTAATCTTCAATGTAACCACTATGGAACAAAAGAAGATCACCTTTGAGGATGTGATGAAATACTACAACAGTCTTCCATCACATACAGCTATCGAATTGTACATGATGAATGTACATAACGATGTCTGGCAGATATATCTCCCTGCCCTCGGAGAGATAATTGAGGACGCAGAAGATCGTGGTGAACAACCAGTAGTCATTGATGGCTACATGGTAGTCTATCACGATCTCCAAGAGTGGGCAGACATTGCAGAGAAAGCACCTCTGCATAAAGTCATTGCTAATCAGTTTGTTTCTCACATAGAGGACGATCCGATTCCCAGTGACCTCCCGTTCTAATCCTTTAGTATTATAGTAGAGACTTGTTCTCTACTATAATACAACTATTATTGAGAGCACAATTTACTCTTCACTATACTTGATTGTTCGAGTTCATCAGCTACTTGCAGGACAATCATACAACAAAGTAGCTTCATCTTCTAATCCTTATTTGCCTATGGAAGAAGATCTTTTGTTTCGGGTATATAAGCGTTATCAGCATCTATATGCTGACGAGCTTATACTCGAACCCCATCACGTTCCAGTGAACGTGATGCTGAGGGAACACCTTCGTCTTCAGAGGAAGCTTATGAAATTCATAAGCTCTTCTGAAGACCCTGAGCTTAAACGCTTAGGGTGTTCCATCATTTGGTATGCACGCAAAAGTAGTACATACTTTTGCGCAGTACCTAGTCTTGCTAAAAAGGTAGAAGCCGAAAATGCTAAAGCCTACAGATTTGTGCAGCGTGTAGAAGCGGCTTTGCCGCCTCTGCCGCCCCAGCCACTCTGTCTGCCTGGCCTTGAAATCTTGGGCCTGCCTTTTTAGAATATTCGAGGGTATAGCTATATGCTATACTCTCGAATAACTCTATACTACAACTGTTTTCTTAATTGCTTTCTTTTCTTCACAAAAACTCCTCCGAGTTCAAACACTTACAGAAGGAGTTCTATGGAAACATAGTTTAAATTAAAGTGTAGCTACTTCTATGATTGAAAGAGTAGCAAAAGGAATGGACTTCCTAGATGGGGAAGAACATTCCTATACTCGTACCTCAATACGGTACGAGTACCGTGTGTTTAATCCTATCACTGAACGCTATCAGTGGCTTCGTCTCAATGACCTCAAAGAGGCCATGAAGATGAAGGCCTCTGGAGCTAAAGTGCGTAGGATTATACACGCTGTCAGTCATACTGTAGATACCCTATAGTATGCAGGTTCTCACAGGCTCTTCCTATAATAGAGCCTGTTTTTATTGTTAAATTAAAAACACAGTAACATTATGAACAATCGTGTTTTCGAGGCACGAGTGCTTGGAATGATTGAGCACTCATGCAACATCTTATCCAGAATGGATAATGATGATTTGATTAATGTAGACAATCTGCTTCTTGAATTAAAGAAGCAGGCTGCAACCATTAGCAGTATTGGAGATGCAGCTAATCGTACAAAGGCTGCTAGACTATTTAAAGAATTACAGTCTTTAAGAAGTACTGCTGAGACTCTGAGTACGTATGCACTCAGAGGCTGTAGCTTAGAAGATTGTCTAAGATTACTCGGACAAGAAGAGCTATCTTCGATTCAAGAGAGCTACGTCTTATCTATTATTGATGGATTCAATGATTCCCTCAAGAAGGATAAAGCTCTATATAATCTTCTTGACTTGGTCTCCAATGGAGAGTATAGTCAAGAGGATTATGTTGCTCTCTCTGGACACCCTCTCACAGAAGAGGAATATCGGAGACTTGGATATCTCCGACGTAAATAAATAAAGGGGAGTACATACTCCCCTTTATTTTTTAAAACAGCAGGTAGAAGAAAGACATTCTCAGAGGAGCAGGCAGTAGAAAGATTTGAAAGACAAAGAACGAAAGAGAAAAGAAAGAGAATACTCCTCAGATATATCAGGGGGCTATGGGTAGCAGAAAGATTTACTCAAGACTATTCTTGATTATTAATTAGTTGGTATAGCACTTTGTGTACGAAAGTTTCTACGTGCTCTACACCACCACTATGTAATAGAAAGATACTTACTCTAGACTATACTTGAATAGTTGGGATAGTAGTCTTCCTTTATAGTGTATGTGGTGGTACTGCATATATAGGAGAAAGGTACTTACTCTGTGCTATTCCAGATTGTTTAATTAAACTGTTACAACAATGAACAAATCAAAAAACATTTTCAAGTTTAAGGATGTGTTCGGTCTTTTACTGGCCGAATCATTCATCCTTTGTTTGGGGATTGGTCTATCTCACCCCAAAGAATGGCTGGCATGGGTATTAGCTTCCCTTGCCCTTCTCTGTGCATTTATTGTATGGATAGTATTGACTGACATTAAGAAATAGAATAGTAGGAGAGTGCGGTCTGTAAAAAGATTATAACTCTCCTCTATACTTGAATATAAATCTTTAAACCATTACGCCTATGTTAATCAATGACGTGTCTGAGCAGTATGCAGAGCAGCTGCCTGACAAATTACAAGAACCATCTTTCTCACACAAAGATGGAAAGTCTGAAGAACCATTTCAGAATGTAGTATGTCTTGCTAAAAGTAAGATTGCTCCATTCACAGAATGGTATCAGATAATGTCGTCCAGAAGCATCTTCTGGGCTAACAAAAGTAATGATGGATTAACCACCTTTATTCCACTTACAAAACTCAATGCCTTAAAGGCTTATACAGCCTGGCAACATTACATGATTTCTTCATGTGAGAATGAGGATGAGTTAGAGGAGGCTACCAGTATTATTGCAATAATGGAAGAGTACTTTAGGGATTGCTATATGCCTATAGGTACATCTGATAATCGTTGCATAGACGAAGTTGTCTTCATGGATAACATAACCTTTAATAAAGTATCAAAATGAAAAGGTTTATTCTTAAACTAACGAGCATCACAGCAACGATGGTATATTCTGCTGTGTTCATGCTGATGTTCATCTGGTTTGTATGTACTGCAAATCAGATGGTGGGACTAGTTGCATTGATTCTTCTCTTGACAGTCTTTCTGTCTACGATGATCAATGATCTCATTGAGTAGTAATAGTGGGGCCTAGTGCTCCACTATTTACTCTCTTCTACTCTTGATTCGTTCAGTTTATAGTCTATTTGTAGACGAATCATTTAATAAAATAGACAACCATTAATACTTTCATTATGAAAAAAGTATTTGATGCAGCCTATGCACATACTTTGCATGAGGTTGTGAAAACATTCGAGTCTTTGACTGGAGATCAAAGACTCCGTATGGACGACATTCTCTTTGAACTTCAAAAGGAGTTGAAGGAGATTGAGAACTCTGAACAAGTGAATGACGATGTGGTTAAGGCTCTCGAAGCTATAGACCAGATCCGATACACCTCTCGTGTCCTCTACAATTATGTCTTCACCGATGATGAGGACATGAGAAATCTCTTACTCGGTCGTGATTTCCTGACCGAGGAAGAGTCCTTGTTTGTTAAGAAGATATGGAGCGAATATAACCGCTCTGTAGACAAACAAGGAGCACGAGCTGAAGTGTTAGATCTCTATGAACAAGGGAAGTGTTCAGCCTCACTCGTAGGGTACATCCTTGGCAAAGAAGCTGAGGACTATATTGACTAGTATGTATAGGGAGAGTAGAAATACTCTCCCTATATTTTTATATAGTATAGTAAAAGAAACTCCAGCAAGTGAAAGTTTAATTACTCTATGCTATACATGAATATTATATAGTAGTTATAATAAGTACACTACTGTCCTTTAATACTAGGACACACTGTAGTAGAAAGTTTTAACTACTCTATGCTATTCTTGAGTAGTATGTGTGAGACAGTGTTCAGCCAAACTGAGTGGAGGTATAGTGAACAGTAATCGAAAGGTTTAATCTGTTTCTTTTCCTCGTCCCCCACAACTACTCTTTGCTGGTCCTGACTAAGGCAGTCCACCTGCCCCCGTCCTTCCCTCGTATAGAGCAGTGTTATTCTGGATAGAAGAAAGAATTACTCTACTCTATATTTGATTATTTAACTACACAAAACACATTGCTTATGGTTACGTATGTGAACCCTCGCTATTCAGATGAGACGGTACTGTCTGAACAGGAGGAACAAAGTCTAAGTACCGACGTGTTGGATACCCTTAATACAGATGAGAATGTTATTCTCCTTTGCTATGGGGATATTGATGCGTGGGGTTTTGCATTGAATACAAAGTTCATTAAGGACTATGTAGACTATGCAGACCTTAATAAGGTACGCATTCTTTCAAAAACTGAAGCTATTATATGGTTTACTTTTTGGAAGGAAACGTATCTTAGTAGGTTTGAAGGAGACCCTGGACTTGAAGAAGACATCGAGGAGAAACAATTACTCTTCGATAATTGCTACAAGCCCATTGGCCAAACTGTTCAGAGATTTACTATCTCTGATAATGTGTCTTTCATTCTCTATTAACCCTACCAAAATCGTAGTGGCATTCATTGTCACTACGATTTACTCTTGACTAGACTTGACTGTTTGAGTTTATTATCTATTTGTAGAACAGTTGCAGAATAAAATAGATGTTTAATACCAATCAAAATGGAAAGTATGGTATTTGATGGCAAGGTTTTGAATATTCTCGAAACGGCCGTAAACAAATTATCTGAGCTAGACTCGGATGGGTTACTAACAATGGATGAACTTCTTCTCCAGCTTAGAAAGGAAGCTTTGTGGCTTGAACGATTTAGCACTGAAAGCATTAAGAGATATGCTTGTGAGCTAGTTCAAGAGATAGACTCTCTTCGCCACGTGCAAGGAGTACTGTCTCATCACCACACTTGTCACCTTTCTGATGAGGAACTTGATAACCTGTTAGGACACCACGAACTATCTGGACCAGAGCAGTGTTATCTGAACCACCTCGATGCAATTCAGTATGAGATGCACAAGAGATGTGATTCTCGATTAATGGCTCTGAAGCTCTATGCTGAAAGGACCATCACTGAGGATGAATGCCTTACCTTGCTCGGGCAGTCTGACTTTACAGTTGCTGACCTAGATATTCTAGGTGAGTAGATATGCACAGAGGAGGAGTAATTACAGCTCCTCCTCTACACTTTGATTGAAGGAACAATAGTGTTCTAACTAACTTAATACACATACAAATGAAAAAGAAACAACCTATTGACCCTAATGCACACGTAGATGCAGTAGTGTTCATTCAGGATCTTGGTATTCCAGATCCTGATAATGAGAATCAAACAGTGTGGAGAACTTACGCAAGCATTTGTCCAAATGCTGGCTATGCACTCAATGTGTTTGCTGAGACTCCGTGTCTTTGGAGTGAAACATTCTCTGGTACTTATGCAGAACTTGACAAGAAGCTTGAGAAGTTTAGATACTACATCAAGCATCGTGATGAGTTCTATGCTGAGTATGGAAACTTACTATAATTACACTAAGCTGGTCTTCTTCTTGAGGACCAGCTTAGTTTGATTTACTCTAAGCTATAACAGTAGCATATTGCTATAAATAATTAAAATTAAAACACAATGAAAAAGCAAATCGTTTGTAACATTAGCCATGTGGCCAGTGAGCAGTGGTCCACAGAGAGAATGCAGGCATTCAAAGATTATGAAATGATTGACCTCGTAATAGCTAAGAAAAGTTTGTTAGCTTGTATAGCCGACTATGAAGTAGAAAATGTAGCAGCTCACTGGGCCAACTACATAATGAGTAATGTACCGGAAGGTACATTATTGTATGTTAATGGACTTGAGGACTACTTTGCATTTTGTTTGCTCACTGAGCTTAAACAGAAAAATGCGAGATTACTGTCCTATATTAACAATGAGATAGTAGTGCACTAAGAAAATATACAGAGCTTCGGCTCTGTATATTTTTTCTTCTTCAAGTATTTGAAACAGGAGTGGGTAAGAGAAAGTTAAAAGCAAAGGATATAATCAAACTACTATTGGTAGTAGAAAGTTTTATTATGTATGTGTATTAGTTCTTTCCCCCATTGCTTCCATGATCGGATTTACCTTTTCATTTCCTTCCCCCGTTTCACTACATTCCCCCCCTGCTCTACTCACATCAGGGAAGATTTACTCTATACTATTCCTACAATCTTTTCTATACACTAAGAGGCAGGTGTGTAGTGTCTAATTGGATGCCTCAATGTTAATCCTATTATGGTAGCTCGACCACCTGTTAGGTTGGAGTGGTACGCAAGTACGACGGGATGTAACAGGAGGGTACTCCCATTACCCGACGAAAGTCATGGAAGCATTTGATTAAGGGATAAAGATGCTTCCTCTTTTAATAGATTGTTTTACTTCTAAATACATAACGCTATGAATGCAAAATTAGAATTACAAAACTTATTGAAAGCTAATGACCTCTCTATCGTTGGCGGTCACGTTTCTTATCAAGAAATGTGTGAGAACGCAGTCACCTACAAGTTCGATGACTTCGATGATGAGGAAGCTTTCTTGAATGCTATTGCTAACATTGATTACAATGAAGGCTATGGCATTCAAGAACTGTACGGAGTTATCTACTGTGTTAATAAAACAACACGAGAACCCGTATGGTTAGAGCGAGGGGAGTATGATGGTATGGAATGGTGGGATGTGTTCCGCATTCCAGACTTCTATAAAGAAAACTTCATTAAACCACTTATAGTATGAAACATTTCTTTACCAAAGACTCTCTAAACACCAGAGTGCTTAGAGTAGCACAAGAGTTAGCTGACTATGATGTACATACAACTGTCTTAACAAAGGATGGTTGTATGTATCCATCAGTAGACTCTGAGAGACTTCATCTTTTGACAGATGCTGTACATAAGTTTATAACAGACTTTACCAAGCTTGGTAAAGCTAAACTATTGTATCCACAGACAATAAACACTGCTGTTAAAACAGCAGCTGGTTTGATTGGGTATGATAAAGTTATAAGCATTATGAAAACTATATAACTATGAGACAGTTTGAAATAGTTTCATGTAGTATCTTAGTTACAGTTTGTTCCTTGTTTTTACTGCTTGACATAGCAGTATTGATAGGGAAGTACATTGGGTTTGAGTTCTATGAATGTTTCATGGAATTTAATTTGGCAAAGGAAGTTATCTGCCTTGCTTGCCTTATTCCAATGATTGTTCTTTATCTTCTTAGACTACGTAAAGTACTTAAAGAAGACAAAGAAGAGTGGTAATATTAATGCCAGAGTTCAAATACTCTGGCATTCTTTTTTAAGAAAAAGGTAAACCAAAACTTTTTTATGTAAGAGAAAGTTTTAATCTACTCTTTCTCTACTCCTACCATGGTCGGATTTACTCTTTTCTATATTCGATTCTTTTCACCTTTAATTCAAAACATTATGAATTCAATTTGCATTACACCTCATCTTGAGGTCGGTACAGTACTCGAAGTATTCTGTATCAGAGAAGCATTTGTAGTCAAAGAAACTGCAACAACCTATGTCATTCGTAGTCATGAGGATGTTATTAAACATCTTCAGAAACTATTCGATGGGGTAGAAGGTTGTCATCAGTCTTTCTACTGTGTCTATGACTTTTGCATTCCTAAGAAGGATTACATCATCAGTCAAGAGCTTGTTGAAGGTAGCTGCATTGTTAAGTTTACTATCAGCAAGTTCTTATGTGTAGGTGTAGATATTCATCCTTCTCAGTGTGATAGCATGGAAGCTTACTTTATGAATGGTGCTTATCGCGAAACATCTGACCTCTCCTCTGCAAGAGTAAGCTCTAAAGAAGCTCTCTACAATGTATTGGAGAATCAGATTCTTCAACCAAAGTATCATCCTGATACTTTTAAGACCACTCATTCTATTGAAATAAAAGGAGAGTAATCTCCTTTTATTTCTCCTCCTTCTCCACGATTTACTCTTTACTACACTCGACAAAAAACTACCACTATGCACAAGAATTTCTACAAGTTTTGTTGTGCAGTTGCGACAGTCGTAGCTGCACTCACCACAGTATCATGCTGTACTTTAAGAGACAAAGTTAATAGTCTTGAAGCTGAGAACTATCAGTTAAAGACTATTGTCTGTGATGTTATTAACTACGATTCTCCTTTCTTTGAAGATGTTATTCAGGAAGGAGATGCTTGGGATAATCTGAAAGAGATTGTCAAGTACTATCATGGTCAAGACATCTACGAGTATTTCGAGATTGATACAGACATCTGTGAAGAATAAACAACCCATAGAGCTGGTACTTTGTATCAGCTCTATACAACACCAATTACTATGCTTTTACATTTAGAATTAAGATTGAATGACAACTATGAGATTGAAAAGATTCATCTCGTAGAGTTGTTGCCAAAGTTTGTAAACTTTGGGAAGGAACTTGACAGTGTACTCATGTTTCGGAACAATACTCTTTATATACTGAAGGACAAAGTCTTTCATGTATATAAGAATGTTGAAGAAAATGGAGTTAGTGTATTCTTTAGTCCTCTCACACAGCGTAAGTATGCAGCAGCCATTCTCGATATGAAATACTTTCCAGAATCATCTTGGAGGTTTAAGAATGAGACTTATGCCTTTACTATCAATAAAGGTGTTGGTGCTTATATCGAGAAGAATATGATTATACTTGAAGAAGATTCCAACTATATTAACTTTACTATAGGTAAAGATGAAATAGGAAACATCATCTTCAATAAGATATACACTAATAACGGTAATGCTAATTATTGGGAAACCATTCATCAGCAGACTACTGAAGACTAATACAATAGTGAGGGGAAACCCTCACTATTTTTTACATAAACTTGTAATAGAAACACAAATGGAAAACTTATTGACAGGTTACTACCTAAGAGACAAGAGAACCAAGAGAGTTCTCAATCATTTTCAAAGCTACGAGCAAGCGAAAGTTAATAAACAGTGGGAAGAATACAAACCCTACAATACAGGTAAGTTAGAAATAGTACAGTTAGGAATCCAAAATGTTATAGTTGGTTGAATACAATTATAAGTAAGCGAAAGATTCCAATTGTATTATCTCCCTCCTCCGTTGCTTTCGTGGTCGGATTTACTCTTTGCTATGCCTGAGAGTTTTGAGGACACTACGCTTCTCTTCCTCCGCCCTTTCTACTGTGGTCGGATTTACTCTTAACTATACTTGAAGGTTCGATTGCTCCCCCGAACCTTTAAGATTATTACGTGGGGAGTGCTAACGTCTAACATTTAATACTTACAATTATGGGACTCTTTTCAAATGTCCATGAGTACCTTGGCAAATGGCAGGTAAAATCGGTTGAAGACATTACGGCCGAAGAACGTGAACGTGTTTTATCTGCAACAGTTGTGAACAACGTCAATTACGACGGCTTGTCAGTTTGTTTCCTGATGAAGTCAGGACGCTCTGCTTACATTCCGATTGACGAAGTTGGTAGCAAGCCCGGCTTGCAAGCAGGTGATACCGTAGACCTCACCACATCAAAGAACGTCACCCTTTGCCGTGACGGTGATGCTGACATCACTCGTGTTCGAGTACTCTAAGAAACCCCCCTTGAAGACTTTGTCTTCTTGGGGGTTTTTCTTTCCGCATACACGGGGAAAACAAATGCGTCGCAATGCGCAGAACTGCTCCACAAGAACAAATGAAGGACCATGCATCCCACCATTTCAAACCTTATCTGGTAATAGAAAGTTTCCAGAAAGTCTCGCCTGTTTAAAACCTTTATATGTAACCGAAAGTTTCTAACAAAAAGGACAGAAAAAAAGAGACAGAAAAGGAGAAATTTGGGAGAAAAATCTATTAACCATAATTAATATAATTGTTAAAATGAATTAACGATAAAAACAGTAAAAATAGTTATAGTATTTACTTATATTAATATATAATATATTATATATATATAAATATATATATAATATAATTATAAGTATATAGTATTAGTATATAGTAATATTATTTATATTAATATTTATAACATAAATAATATGCAAACAAGACTGCGTAACTATATATAGTTGCACAAGCTTTAATGTATAAAGAAAGTCTTCATACTTTTAATAAAGTTATAAACTTAATATCAAAAGTAAAACTTTTTTCTTGTATATTAAACTCTTATTTCTTTATTGTTTTTTGGGTCATTCACTGCTATATAACTACTGTTAAATTATGTTTATTAAGAGTCCGCCCCTCAGTAAATTAGCATTACAACAAGTCCTGATTTTAGAAATGAGCCATTACTAAAATCACTATTGTAATCCCCACCTCTTCTGAATGTTCTCTCTGTCTAAAACCATTACTGGTAAATGAAAGTTTCTTTCTAAAGATTCATACCGAGTCCACCTCCCCTACTCCACTTCTTCTCCTCCTTCCTTACTACTTTTTGTAGTAGTCATTGCTCTGTCGAGAGAGATTAGAAGAAATAAGAAAGCAGTCATTGTGGATAAGAGAACAGACAGAAGAAAAGAGAAAAAGAAAGCTATTACACTTGCAAAGTAATAAGTCAGTAAATAAGTAATTTTATATATACTAACTATAGAAAATTACTAATGGTATTTGCATTAGTTCAGAAGCCTTAATATATTTGCAACACCGAGGCGAACCTGCTCCCCTCTGATTTACTCTCTCCTATCTTCGGCTCCTCTTCTCCCCACCTCTCCTCTCCCTTCATAGAGAGAAGTGATGATGATAGAAGTGTGATTAATATATAGAAAAACTTTAAGCAAAAATGTTATGCAAGAAACTAAAGAAAAAGAAATAGTTACAGTAGAAACTATTAGTAAAGAAGAAAGAAAGATAATTAAGTCTGCTTATGTAATTCATAGTAGACATGGACTATCTGTTTGCTTTACTTGTTATAGTGGAAAAAGAAGATATGTTCCTATTGTGCTAGAAGATCAGATAAAAGTAAAGGAAGGTTTCTTGTTGCAACTATCTGATATTCAGCTCATTACCCACCATTCCCCACAATCTCAACCTTATCAACGAGTTCACATAATTCCCAATCTTCTCCTCTGATTGTAGAAATTATCACTCTTTTTACTGTCTTCATTCCTAATTCAAGCAGTATATTTCCCCAAAAAACTCAACATTTTTTCTTAATAACTCCCTCTTTTTATTCCTTTTCTTACCTATTTTTCTTTATTTAAAGACAATTTCCATCCATTTTCCATAACTTTCTTGTATTATCCTCTTCTTCATTCCTATCAAAGCCATAACCTCCAATGAAGAAGAGGGTAATACTTTTATCTTTATTATCAAACTAATTTTTAATTACACATACAGAAGAAAGAATAGTATTTAGATTATTAGCTCAACGGCAAATGCTTATATTTATGTGTATGATTCAAAAGACTTATAATATTTTCTTTGAACATCATGAAAAAAGACACATTAGGTGGTCAAGTAGTGCGCTGTTCATCTTTTAATCATCATTAGTATTGCATAGTGGCATACTAAAGTAATTATCTGATTTAGCTGTTACTCAATACATCTATTTGTATTCTTTCTTCTTTTCTTTTTGTCTGTTCATTTTCCTCTCTCAACCGCTCTTCCTTTCATCTCTTTGCCTTTTCTTTTGTAATACTATTACTATTATTACTATATAATTTCTTAATAAAAACAACTATTTTTACCAAAACATTTGCTTTATCAAGATTATGTAATTATATTTGCAGCATTCTAATTAGCGTGTTTTAGATTGTTGTATATAATTACACATCTTGAAAACCTTTATCCATTATTGTGTTTTTTCTTGTATGTGTATTTATACTACAAAACTACTACACAGTTCGTGATGAATAGTGTAGTATTTTCCCAAGGTAGTTCAATGGTAGAACATTATTACAAGAGTTCGATTCTCTTCCTTGGGTCTAGGTATCGTTTATGTATCGCATCGGTTATTTTTGATTTGAATATTTTTTGAAGTAAAGGTTAAAAGATTTCCCACTAAATATCCGGTTCGTGAGAATAGGATATTATTCTTTGACATTTGGGTAAATTATTGTATTAGTATTCTCTACTAATAATCGTAGCTCTTCTCAACTTAGTTATAGTAAAACTATTTTTACTTTATCTAGAGAAGTCTGAATCGTAAGTCAGAATAATGATACTAATAGATATGTATCTGGAAGCTTAGTAGTGTGGACTATTTATCTTGTTCGATTCAAGACTAAGCACTCTGATTGTTTTTGCAATGTGTTTTATATAGCAGAATACTTTACTTGTGAAAGTCAAGTATTCAAGACCTCTTAGCTCAGCTGGTAGAGCACTGCCCTTTTAAGGCAGGTGTCATGGGTTCAAATCCCATAGGGGCCACATGACTGGTATTAAATTTAATTTCTTGGTTCGTGAGAATAGAGAAATCTTGGGACGTTAGCTCAATTGAACAGAGCAAAAGATTAGAATTAATATGGCTCCTTAGTTCAAAGGATAGTAACAATGGTCTTCTAAACCATAAATCCCAGTTCGAATCTGGGAGGAGTCACTACTGACTATTAGAATGAACTAGTCTATGACAATTTGAACATAGTAATTGACATTTTGATAATTCATTTAATATTCTACTATCAGAATATAGTCTAAGTTTAGACCAATTATATTCTTTTGTATCAGAATTTATGTGATGAAAGTCAAAAATAGAATAATTAGATTCTGTGAGTTTAATATGACAACACTAACATTCACCTCCAAGCAATCTAATATATTTCTTTTTTCTTTCAACCCATCTATTTATACATGATTGATTGAAACATTCTTTACAAAGACTCATAACATTGAATTTATGTCCTTTTAACGGATAAAATTCGCTGATAGGTTTTTCTATCTTACATTTAGAACAAATTTTAGTACTCATAGTAACAATTATTTATAGTACAAATATAAGAAAATATTTATACAGTATTACTATAATTAAATATCTTATAAATACAATCATTCTAATCTTTAGGTTATAGGTTTGAATCCTATACGTCTCACAAGTCTTAGATTAATCGCTTTAGTCTTTATAATAGGGTTCGTGAGAATACTATTATATTTTGGGAGGTAGCTCAGTTGGTTAGAGCATCTGACTGTTAATCAGAAAGTCAAGGGTTCGATCCCCTTTCTCCCAGCTTTCCCTTTGTGTTAAAGTAATCGTTATCAATCAACTTCCATACATCGGTTCGTGAGAATAGATGTATTTGCTCCAATGGTGAAATTGGCATACACAAGGGACTTAAAATCCCTTGACTCTAAAGAGTCGTGTGGGTTCAAGTCCCACTTGGAGTACAAAGGTCCTGTATCTCAATTGGTTAGAGAAACAGACTCATAATCTGGAGGTTTTGGGTTCAATCCCCAACAGGACCACATAGTTTTTTGCACAATCGTTTCAGGAAATAAGGTTCGTGAGAATATTATTTCCATCATGGGATGTATAGCTTAATTGGTAGAGCACTTGATTGTGGTTCAAGTAGATGTGGGTTCGAGTCCCACGCAATCCCCTATACTTTTTAGTTTCTTGATGAGATAAGCATGGCGAATAGTTTTTCACAGTGTTAATAATTTCATCTATGTAAGTAAGGTTCGTGAGAATATTACTTATATGGGAGTGCTGCAAAGATGGTGATTTGCGCCAGACTGTAAATCTGGTCCTTAATTGGTTAATAGGTTCGAATCCTTTCACTCCCACAAGAGCATTTGGTCGAGGTGGTTTAGGCACTAGTCTGCAAAACTAGCTACACTGGTTCAACTCCAGTAATGCTCACTAAAGTTTCATACCTATATATGAAACAAAAGATACTGCTTGCTTGAGGGATTCTTAGTAGAAGAGCAAGATCTGTTGGAGATAATCCCACTCACGAACAGGCGTCCCACATAAGGTTGAAATATCACCAGTTGGGGAGTAGGGTACGTAGGATGAATTTGTTGCGAAACCCCTACAAAAGATTTGGTAGTTTAATAATGATGAAAGTCATAGAACGGGTTATTACTAATAACGAATGTGTAGTACGGCACTACCCAAATCTTTCTTTTCGTTTATTCTGCTCAACTCTGAGCATTTTTGGTTTAATAGTTGTTAGGGCCTTGCTGTAATATTACAGTGAGGCCTTATTTTTTCGACAGTACGTAATTCATGGTATAACTTTTGCCTGATTTTGTCAGGACAGGTACTAGGTTCGTGAGAATATAGTACCTTTAACTGAATACTAATTTAATACTATAAAGTTATGGAAGATAAACACTTAGAGTATCTTTTAGAACATGATTACCTAAAGTTTATTCAAGAGAATGAACAAGGGTTTAAGTTTTATTTAAATAAATACTTAACTGAATGGGCTACTCGTCCTTTAAATGGTGGTACTGATCTTAATTTTAAGATAATTACTGTAGTAAAGGATGATAAAATTCAGGGACATTTAGGATATTATAATGATAAAATTTATGATATTCCTAACACTACTCTTGAAGATGTATGTTTAAAAATTGATTTAATTAAAACATTTACAGAAGAAGATGAATAAAACTATTTGGATTGCAAGAAATAAAAATGGTGATTTATATCTACTTCAAGACAAACCAACAAGAGAATATAACTATTGGGATGTTGAAGATAATGATGGTAAAACACTAAACTTTTCTATAGGTGAAAAGGAAAGTTGGGTCAAACTAAACAATGATTATTATCCTGAAGTTACTTGGGAGAACTCTCCTATAGAATTAATTTTAAATTTACCAAAATGAATAAAACTATTTGGATAGCAAGAGATAAGAATGGTATATTATGTCTTTATACTAATAGGCCTTATAGATTAAATGATAAAGCTTTTGGAGTAAATCATGGAGAGAGATTTGGTTTTGATAGAACTGGTTGTGATTGTTCTCAAATTTCTTCAGAATTATACCTAGAAGTTACTTGGGAAAATAGTCCTAAAGAATTGGTTATAAAGGTATGAATGTTTTTAATTGGAATGATCCAAGAGTATCATTTACTGTAAAGAATGATACAATTCCACATATAAAAGTAGACAATAATGTCACTATTGAATATCATGGAGATAAGTGGCATAAAGTTACTGAAGAATTTCCTATATCAAATATTGATGTTCTTGTTTACTCTCCTATTTATGGAATTTCAATCAAAAGAAGAGTAGAATTGAATGGAGAAGAAACTTGGAACGGTAGTGAAGAAGTAGCCAAGACGATTACACATTGGAGATTTTGTCCTTCTCCTCCTAAAGAAGAATAACTATGGAAACAATAATTATAGACAAGATTAAAACCTTTGAGGATGCTTGTAATTATCTTGGATATGATGACCCTTTAGTATATCAGTTTAATTACATGATGAGAACTGATACTTATTGGGAATATCATATCTTAGCTTATGTACAACTTTGTATTATTACTAAAGCTCTTAATGAGAATAAACCTTTTGATAATTGGGAATCAAGATTCCCATTTCATGTAGGCTTAGTAAGAACTTTAGATTATAATGAAAGTAATACAGAAACATATTCATATAAAACAGAAATCAAAGCTCTCCCTGTTCTAAACAGACACATTCCTTGTAAGAGTTTATTGTTCAATACATTACTGACAGCTCAGTATGCTGCTGAACAATTTAAAGACATTTATGAGGAATTTTTACTTGGATATAGTGGAAGTAAACATTAAGATTATGGAAAAAGATTTAAATTTAAAGATTACTTTAGAGCAAGCAAGAAAATGGTACTTTGAAAGTGATAATGTAGAGCTTGCAAGATTAGCTTTACAAGCATTCACTCAAGAAGAATTGATTGGAGAACATTGGCCTGAGATCAAAACTTTTGATGATGTTCTTGAAGAAATAGGTTATTCAAAAAGTGACTTTGATTTTCATAAATCAAACTTATCTAAGTGTCCTAATTATGAGCACTTATTAGCTTTATATAAGATAGATCTTATTAGAACTGCTCTAAATGGTCAATATTGGAAACCTAATTTTACTACAGGTAAAATATACTATCCTCAAATACTTTTATTTAGAACTTATAAAGAAGTAAAAATGTGGCCTATTACACATTGCTATTTATGTGGTAGAATATTAATTGAAAGTGAATCTTTCTATATTGTAGGAAACCTTTGTTCTGGCTATAATAATGAATTTGGATCTTATGCTTTTGAACGTAGTAATAGTGCTGATCATATTCTCTTTAGTTGTAAATCTCAAGAAGTAGCTATGCATTTCAGTAAATATTTCTATAAGGAAATATTTGATGTATTGTATGCTCATCAACTTAAATATAAATGGATTGAATAGTATGATAAACAATATAGAATTACTACTCCCTTACATTTACTTCAATGAATCTGATAATATGTTCCTACACTGTCAAATAGTGCAGAGAGCAAAAGATCATAAAGAAAAAGTTAGAGAGGGAGCTATTAAGACTTACTTTATCAGAAGTAGAGAACACTTACAAAGAGTCATGCCGGAGATTATTCTTCTTTGTGAACATTATGGAGCAAGAGCTTATATCAATATGGCAGGAAAAGATTTTAGTTCACTTCAGAAACTTATGTTAAAGAAACTTGCTATTGATATAAGTGAAGATAATGTAAGAAACCCAAGAAGTGTACTCAATAGTTCAGCTGGAGAATTAAAATCAAGAATGAATAGATGGATTGTCGATGTTGATAATCCTGAACAAAAGGATTCTATTTACAACTGGTTAAAGAATGATTTAGGTGATGAAGCAATAAATATTATAGAAGTACCAACAGTACAGTGTTGTCATTTCATTACTCCTAAGTTTAACACTAAGTCTTTTAGTATGGCATTTCCTGATGTAGATGTTCATAAGAACTCAATGGGTACATTACTATATTATCCAGAATCTTTAAGTAAACAAACCAATGAAACATTATAAAATCTTATTCGCAGACCTTGATGGCACACTCATTAAAACAATGAGTGGAGATGCTTTTCCTCATGGTATTTGGGACATGAAATTCAGATATGATGTCCTTAATGCTATTAGAGTATTAGAGCCGAAGATGTTATTTGTAGTATCTAATCAAGGAGGTATTGAAAAAGGATATGTTAATCCTCATTACTTCGATGCTAAGTTTAATTATATTACTCATGCTATCGAAGACCTTATTAAGATTGATACTATAGGTAAATATTGTACTTCTAATAATCCAGATGATTACAAAAGAAAACCTAATCCAGGAATGTTAGAAGATCTATTCAATCTTTATAATGATGTTCGTGAATCAGTATCAAAAGATGAATGCTTGATGATTGGAGATGCTTCTGGAAAAACAGGACAATTCTCAAATTCTGATTTAAAAACAGCAGAAAACTTTGGTATTGATTACATGGATGTAGAAGATTTTGTCATTGAAGTTATCATGGGAGTTAAAAAAGAAAGTAAAGAATCTGATAATTAAATGATATATCAAAGACAACACTGGAAAGATCATGATATTATTATTCTTATTGATAAGTATTCTTCTGTTCATATTGAATTAAATAAAAGCATAGCTTGTATTTATAATCTTTGGGTAGATGAAAAATTTAGAAAACAAGGTCATGCTAAGTTTCTTCTTGAAAAGGCAGAATTACTTATCAAAGGTAATAAGTATAGGTCTTCTCATTTGTACTGGTCTCCACATTCTGAAAAGTTTGTTTTGGATTGGTACAAAAGGCAAGGTTATAAAGTAGTAAACACTCATTTTAATGGTGAGAAATTCCTTAAAAAAGTATTAAAGCAATGAGTTTAGATGTTTTCTTATACAGACATAAGCTAAGTGAGATAGCTTTTGATGAAGATCCTTTATACACAGCTAATATTACACATAATTTAGGTAAGATGGCTAAGGAAGCAGGAATCTATGAAGCATTATGGAGACCTGATGAGAATGGGTATATTCAAGCTAAGGATATTATCCCTATTGTAGAGAAAGGATTACAGGATATGATAGCTAAGCCATCATATTTTGAACAGTTTGATTCCATCAATGGATGGGGATTATACAAGCACTTTGTCCCTTGGATTGCTAAGTATCTTGAAGCTTTGAAACAATATCCAGAAGCTTATATTGAAGTTAGTAGATGATTATGATTCAAGATATTAAAGAACAATACTCTGAAATATTAAAGACAAGACACCTTAGAGCAGATGAGTTTAATACTTTTGTTAAGGACCTTATTAGTGCAAAATGGCTTGAACAATTTCCTAAAGATTTTATTCATGGTAATACTACAAACAAAAAAGAGTATATGAATACATCAGGAATTGCTTCTCGCTGTTATGCTGTCTGTCTTAACCATGCAAGTAATGTTTACTTCAATAATCCTAAGTATAAAGTTACTGATTATAGTCATTTAGTAAATGATAAACAAGGATTAGACGGCGAGGAAATTCAACGTAAAGAACAATTAAACTATTTGAATGACCTTGCTGATACTAATAACATAAAAGTATGGGTAATTGATAACATAGGTTTTCAATGAGATTTACTGGAGTATATATTAATGACATACCTTTATATGAAGGAAACATAGTGAGTTTTAATGGTCATAATTATACAACTACTTATGACAAGAGTCTACTTTCTTTTATTTTTATACCTAAAGATGCACATGATAGTACATTATTTTGGTGGGATTTGAGAGGAAGTTCAACACTTAAAATTATTGACAATGCACACAGCTGAAGAATTATTAGAACAGTTTGAAAATCTTAAAGAAGCTATTCATATAGCTAATGTAGAAAAAGATAATATTGCCAAAGAGTATTTTGATGTAATTGATCTTCATGAAGGTGATATTGTAGACATAAAACCTTTTGAACATCTTCAAATTATGTCTATGAAACTTGTAAATAAGGAAGGTTTAATTCGTCTTATTTGTAGACATATCACTACAGTTATGCACTTAGATACTTACATCAAGGATATTAAGAATATTAAACATAATAACTAAAATGGATGTTATTCAGTATTTAAAAAGAGCAAGTATTTATGAAGCTAAACTTCTAAAGAAAGCAAATTATTCAGATTCATTTGATGCTTATTATAATTCTGAAGGAGAGTATAATAATTTACCGGATGGTTATGATACTACAACAGGTGATTTTAAGTTAAAAGACCTTGCAGAGAATGAATATCCTGCACCAAGATTACCGGAGATTGTTGAATGGTTATTATATGAGCATAACATATATTGTGACATTACTTTTTCTTTTAAATATAATATGTGGACTTACAAAGTCTATAAAGTAAAGGATAATGAAGAAGAAGAGGATACTGATGACGGACCTATCTTTTCACGATATATTGAGGCTTTGCACGCAGCTATTCTTAATGCTCTCTACTCCCTTCTTCCTGAAGAATAATCTACAAATCTAATAATACTATGAAACTTAAAAAGAAACTTATTGTATCGTTAATTGGAGCAAAACAAAACTTAAAGAAATTTGCTGGAATATTTAGTCATAGTTACATTCTTTATAGTAATAGGAATGATGTTGTTCCTTATGCTATTGCAATGAAACTTAAAGAACTTGGTTTTGATTATCAGACAGTTAATTTTTATGTCTTGAGTAATCAAAATCTTTGTGATTTAGATATTCATGGAAGAGCTTGTTATTATTCCGACTATAACAAATGTAATTGCAGAATCTCCGCTCCTCTGTATCAAGAGGCAATAAAATTCTTTAGAGAGAAATATAATCTATCTATAGAGGTTACATATAGTAATGAGTTACAGCTTTGGAAAAACAGAGTTAATCCTATTATTGATGATTGTTATAAATACAGAGTAGGATTAGCACAAACTAATTACAAAGACTCTTTACTTGATGCTATATATACAGCTATAGATTATGTAGAAGAAATGTATATAAACAACAAGAAAGATTAATATGTTAGAGTTATCCAGAGAATTATATAAAGAACTTATAGAGATAGTTAGAGAAAGTGCAGAGACCATGGAAGATGAGATACAAAAGTTTAATGTTGGAGACATTGTTACTGATCAAGATCAAATCATTTTGATAGACACAATTATTCCAAGTATGAGAACTAATCAAAAATGTTTTATATACCAAGGAATTGTACTAAACAGTGATTTAAGTAGAACTAAACGAAGATCTACTATTCATTCCATTTGTAGTATTTTATTTAAACTTAAATAGCTTATGAATGTGAAATCAGTATTTCAGACTTTATGTGCACTTATTCAATGTGCTGTAATGCTTATCATCTTCTTTGCTTGTATGTTTTATATATTTCAAGGAGTTTGGCAATGTTTGAAATTTATTATTGAATCAATAAATACTTTAATATGAAAGATAAAATCTATGACATTTTTATTATACTAGTTATTGTAATCACTATTTTATTATCTGTATTATTAACTTTAGTATTACTACCAATAGGAATTGTTTTCTTTGTTCTCGTGGCTCTCTTCTACTTTGTTTATAATAATCTTCCACATAAATATAAATAAAATGATTCCTGATTATTTACTTCCAGTACTCAAGCTTAAATTTCCTGATAAACAAACAAAGGAATTAAAAGAGCTTGATCCAAATTCTCTACAATACTCTTTTGAAGATATGCAGTATGCTTTTAATCAAGGAGCAAAAAGAGCTTATGTAGATGCTTCTCAAACAATAGCCAATAAACTTCATGAGATGTTGCTTAAAAGAGAAGATGATAATTACTTATTTGCAGATGTAACTAAATAGGTAATTTAGAATCTATAGTTTAATAGTAGAACAAAGCTTTGCTTAGGTTAGAGTGCAATTCTCTATAGATTCTCAGTTTGTTAAGTGATTAAAACCAAAGCAGTCGTCTGTGAAGATATACTGCTTTTACTATTATTACAATGAAAAATTACTACTTTAAAGTTGTCCTATGGCTTAGAAAGTTTTTAGGACTTAATATTGAAGACAGTGTTAGTGGTGAAGAAGCTTTTGCCCTATACTCTGTAGGTAAAGAAACACTTAGTCATTATGATGTTTACATACATTTTAAAGGCTTGGTTATGCGAGAAATTAGATTGGCTGCCGG